ACCCCTTGCAATCAGTGTGCCTACTCTTTTTTTGCAATAATTAAGCCAAAGCGATGGCATGATTAATGCTATAGCACATTATATGCCCACCCTTTCGTGGCATAACTATTGCACCCCCCTCATACGTGGCATATTACTTGCAGAGAGAGGAAGCGTGGCACAAGTATTGCTATATATTTTTAGACCCCCCCTACCACCGCCGCAACTAAACAAACTCTGTAATAAAAGGCCAATCGTCCCGGGGATAATTTTTTTAAACTCGACCTGATTTCAACTACTTACAGATTTTACTTGACAATGTTATAGCTATTTGTTACTATGAAATCGTACACTTATGGCATTTATGGAGGAATGTGGGCATGAGTTTGAGAAGAGTGACTAGTAAAGATTTCCCCTTAATCGTATCCTGGTACAAAGCAAGACAGAAGCACATTCCCGATCCTCGCGCTTTAAGCGACACTGGCTTTATAGCGGACAATCGCGTAGCCGCCTGGCTGTTCCTCACAAATAGTAACATGGCTATCATAGAAGGTGTTATAAGCGATCCGGCTAGTATACCTTCCCTCCGGCGTGAATCATTAAATAAGCTAATAGGATTTATGGTTGACTTTGCCGTCGAACTAGGATATACACAAATCATTGGCATCACCCGCCATCCACAAATTGAAAAACTTGGCAAAAAATATGGCTTTAAACAGTTGCAATCTCATAAGGTGTTGTATTTAAACGCTTCTGATGATAAAGACGAAGGTCCAAAAAACGATTAACCTAAAATCAACTACTTACAAAATTTTTGTAGCTAGTTAAAAAAAAGAGCTTGACAGTGTTTTACTCAAATGTTATAATATCAGCTATAGAGATAAGTATAAAGAGTGCGGCGTATTACATAGCCGTTGTATAGTTTTGGCATTTAAGGGCAAGTGTGCCCGTTTTCTAAAAAGGACAAGTAATGGGATTCATAGCAGACTTATTCAGTGGTAGCAAAGCTTACCAGGCACAATCTGGCCTACAGCCTGGACAGCTAGGTCAAACTTATGAAGATCAGAAAAAAGCTATGGAGCAGATGGCCGCTTTCGTAGCCGCCACCCAGCCCGGTGGAGCTCAAGCTCTTGCAGCACAACAAGCCCTCTCAACACAGCTAGGCGCGATGGGACGTGGTGAAGGTCCTTCTGCAGCTCAGGCTATGATCCAGCAACAATCCAATCAGCTAGCCGCCCAGCAGGCAGCTCTTATGGGCAGTCAGCGAGGCGCTAGTCAGAACGTAGGATTAGTCGGTAGACAGGCAGCGCAGGCGGGCATGCAAGCGCAGCAGCAAGCCCTAGGACAAGCTGCCATCCTACGTCAACAAGAGCAGCTATCTGCCTTAGAACAACTAAGAGCCCTATCTGGACAACAAGTCGGACAGCAACAAACCGGATTAGGTATGTATGGTCAGTCTGCCTTGCAAGCTCAGCAACAAGCATTAAACGCCCAAGCCCAACAAGAACAGCTTCGTACCGAAATGGCTAAACAACAAGAAAGCACTCGTGGTGGTATTATCGGAGGCCTATTCAGTGGAGTAGGAGCAGCATTATCGGGAGGACTTGGAGGAGCTGGTAAAGCTGCAGCAGCTAAAGGTGGCATGTCTACTGGTGCTAATCTAAGCAGATCAGTGCCTATGGATAGTTATGCTCAAGGAGGTCAGGTTAAACAATCTGATGATATCCTTTCTATTTTAATGGAAGGCCAGAGAATGGCTCACGGTAGCAAAGTGCCTGGCAAAGCAAAAGTTGAAGGCGATAGCTATGATAACGACACTGTACCAGCCTTACTATCCCCTGGTGAAATTGTAGTACCTAGGTCAGCAGCTAAAGATCCTGAGAAAGCAGCAGCATTTGCTAAGTCTGTAGCAATGCGAAGCAAAAGCAAAGGTAAAAAGAAATGAATCTAAAAGATTTCAAAAAAGTTGGAGCTACTGGATCTCACACCATTTTTGAACATCCAGATGGTCATTTAATCCATATCTCCAATTCAAACATACCTGCAAGTTTGAAAAAGGAAATGAGAGAGATTCCTATGGAAGAATCTCCTATGGAAAAGCTACGACAAAAAATGGCTAAAGGCGGTATGGTTAAGAAATATGCCAAAGGCACAGATTTTCCGATAGGTGACGAAGAAGAGGAAGATGACAAAAAGTTGTACACATCAGCATCTCCTACTCAAGATTTAATTGAACAAGAAGATCCATTTACAAGAATTCCTACAGAAGAGTTATTACAAAGAGAACTACCAGCTAAAAGACAAGCTCCTGTAGATTATTTAAGAGAAGGATTGTCTGATATATTTTCTCCACCTGAAGAACAAACTGGCCTTGTTGGTGTAAAAGCAGAACAGGCAAGATTTGAACAGCAGCAACCAAAAGCACCTTCTTTAAAACCAGACACTGCTGCTGCTCCTAGCGTACCTACAAAATATGATTCAAGTAAATTTTTACCTAAAACTGAAATAGCAGCTCAGCCAGAAGCACCAGCTCAACCAAGTGCTTACGAGAAAGAACTACAAGTTACTGCCGAGACTGGTGAAAGAATTAAATCTATACAAGAACAAGCTGCCTCACAGGAAGCAATGGCTTATCAGACAGCAGCTTCAAATCTTCAAAATTTAGCCGTAAAAGCTTCTTCCGAAAAACAACGTCTACAAAAAATGATGAATCAAGTGAATCAATCCATTATGGATAATGAGATTGATCCTAATCGTTATATGGGTAATATGAGCACCCTTGGTAGAATATCTACTACTATCGGGCTTATACTTGGTGGCATTGGTCAAGGTATGACTGGTGGGAGAGAAAACCTAGCCTTTAAAGCTCTTGAATCCGCAATTGATAGAGACGTAGAAGCTCAAAAGCTTGATTTAAATAAAAAGAATAACTTACTTACAGCCTACTACAAAATGTATGGCGATATAGAACAAGCTGAAGCAGCTACTAAAGCACAGATTATGTCTTTAGTTCAACTTAAAACTAATCAAATAGCAGCTCAATCTAAATCAGCACAGGCAGTTGAACAAGGTAAGTTATTTCAAGCTCAGATAAGAACTAAAGGAGAACAGTACGAAAATCAACAATCTCAGTTAGCCGCTGATAAAGCTTTGTCGGAAATGACTAAATCAACTACAGCTACTCGTCCGACAGATGAGCAAGTTATGAGTTACATTGATCGTAGAAATCTTCCAGACAAGCAAAAAGAAAAATTGAAAGAAGATTATACAGAATTAATGGTCGGCCAAGAGCAGATGGTAATATTTAAAAATTTGATGAATGACCAATATGAGCTTAGTAGGATTTCATCTATGAAAGATCCTTTACAAAGATATGACCTTTTAAAGACTTATGCTATAGCGTTAGCTCCACAGGTTAAAGACGTTACAGGTGAAACTCGTATGTCTGACCAAGAGTTTAGAACTTTTGTTGAACCTTTAATAAGCAAATTCTATACTTCTCCTGAGACTTTAAGAAAACAAATTAACATTATGTTATCTACAAAATCTTCTCAATTTAAAAAATATGAGACTTCTCTAAAAGGAATAGGATTACACGGATATGGAATGCCTGTAATGGGTGAAAGTATTCCTACAACTAAGAAATAACTATGCCAGTAGTATTTAATAATTCTACAAAAGTAGCCGAAGATCTTACACAAGAAGCTGCAGATGCAGGTGTAGCTAGTGGTACGCATTCTATTCCTCTTATAGATGCTCAGGGTAATCTTCAAGCTATAGCCCCTAATAAGTTGCAAGATGCTTTGAGACAAGGCTTCAGGGAACCTGAGACTGCAGACTTAGAGGGCATGCTTAAGTATGCTAAATATTCTTCTACAGAGCAACAAGCTAAAACTTTCGGTAGAAATGCTTTAAGCTCTGCTACGATGGGCGTGTCTGATATTATCGGCGTAAAAACAGGTATGCTTGATCCACAGGAAGTACGAGATCAAGACGCTACCAACCCAGGATTAGCCACTGCAGGTAAAGTAGCAGGGCTTGTAGGAGCCGTAGTAGCTGCTCCTGAAGCTGGTGTAGCCAAGGGATTGGAGATATTAGGCGCAGCTGGTACTAGATTTGGTACAGCAGCAGCTAAAGCTGTCGGAGCAGCTGAAGGATCTTTTACACGCCAAGCTTTACAGGTAGCTTCACGGGAAGCCGCACAAGGAATTCTTATTCAAAGTGGCGACGAAGTGGCAAAACAATTTGCACTTGAGCCAGAAAAGTCTATTGCTAGTTCTTTAATTGATGTAAGCTTAGCAGGTGCCACTGCAGCTTCTTTCGGTATCGCAGGATCGGGAGCTAATAGATTTGTTGTACAGCCTTTATGGAAGGCTACAAAAGAAAGTACAGCTGGTAAGCTTATATCAGCACTTAAGTCAAAATCTGAAGGAATTCCTGTCGCAGGTGATGTAGATGAATTAGCTACTAAAGCTGGTGTGGAAATTTCTCCTGAAGTAAAGGCTGGTTTGGCAGGAGAAGGTATATTAAAAGCTGAAGCTGAGAGATTAGGTAAAGCTGAGACAGTAGCAGGTAGAAAAGTAAGAAAATCTGTAGAAGAATTTAAAGATACATTAAAAAGTAATGTATTAAATGCTTTAGGTAAGACAGAAAAAGATGTAGGCAAAGAAGCCGTTAGAAGCGAAATAGGTAAATCCTTACAGGACGCGGTGTCTGGTATTGCTTCCGAAGGTAAGAAACTTGTTGATGATTTATATGCTCCTATAAATCCTATATTAAAAGATTCACCCTTACCTGCCACTTTTGGTGCTAAAGTTGGAAATGAGTTAGCAGATGAGGCCGTTAAGTTTAATTTACACATAAAGCCTAGTACAGGAAAGATGGCCCTTGTTAATGAGATTGCTGTCGATTTACAAAACTTAAAAAACTTTGATCAGTTAAAAAGCTACATCACTCAAACTGGAAAAGATTTGTACAAAAAAGGCCATAGTGATATCGCCGATATGGTGTATGGCGTTTTAAAACGTAATGAAGAGCTTGCTCAAAAAGAAGTAATTGATATTGTAGCTCCTCAGTTTAGCGCTCAATATAAAAATGCTACAGCTGCTTCTAGGATGCTTAGGGAAAAACTAGGTAAGTTAGGAGAAGCTGTAGGCATTAAACGGTTTGGGGATGCTGAAGATTTTATAGAAAAGATTGCAGATCCAAGCAATGCTGAAAAAGTGTTAAAAGGATTGACATCTGAAAAGAAAGCAGAATTATTTAATGTATTGCAAAAAGACTTTCCTGAGCTAGCTAATTCTGTTAGAAAAGCACATTTAGATCAAATAAGCATTCCTACAAAGAATGGGGTAATGGATCTTAAAGGTGTTATAAGAGAAATTGATAGTATGACGCCTGAGACCCGTGAATTTGTCTTTGGCAAAGAAGGAGCTGAGCGTTTAAGAGCTTTAGGGCAATTATTTGAAAGAATTGGCAAAACCAAAGAAGATGCTGTTTTAGATTCTATTCTGTCAAAAGTACCCGGTGGAATGGGTGCGATATTAGGTAGCTTAGGTATTGGTGGAATCGGTGGAGCCGCTACCGGAGCTGCTATAGGCATAGTAGGTAAGGAAGCTTCTGATGCTTTTAGGCTTTCTATGCTTAAATACATAGCAAGTGGAGCAGAAGCATCCGGTGCAGGCTTTAAATCTATGTTTGAAGCTGCCAATTCAGCCTATAGAGGTGCAGCTAAGCAACAAAAGGCTATCTCTTCTATCTTTAAGCCCTTAGTATCGGCGGTAGAAGTAATTTCAGCACCTACAGCTAAGAGTTTACAGCTTTTAGACAGGGCAGTGTCAGCTGCTCAGGTAGATCCTACTGGATTAGAGAACATTTCTGGTGACTTAGGTCACTATTTACCTGACCATGCTGCATATTTAGGAGCTACATCAGCTAGAGCAATGTCTTATTTAGCCTCAATCAAGCCTGATACAGCTCAACAAGGTCCTCTTGAGCCTGCTAGACAGCCTTCAGATGTAGAAATAGCTAAATATAATAGAGCTTTAGCTATCGCAGAACAGCCTTTGATGGTAATTAAGCATGTTAAAGATGGCACCATCACTCCTGATGATATTAAAACAATTTCAACAATTTATCCGGCGTTATATGACAGCATGAAAGAGCAAATCATGGAAAAGCTCATTGACACTACGCACAAGAAGGTAACAATACCTTATCAGACCCGATTAGGTCTCAGCTTATTTTTAGGACAGCCTCTGGAACGCTCTATAGCGCCCAATAACATCATGAGTAACCAAAGCCTATACCAACCAGTGCCTCAAGCTCCGCAGGCTCCTAAAAGCGCTCCTAGCTCGTTAAAAGCTAGTAAACTACCAAACATCTATTCTACCCCTGAACAACTCAGGGAACAAAAAAAGGGAAAATAAAAAATGGGTAAATTTGTACTAAAACCAGCACAGATTTCTTCCAGTCAGAGCATGGGAGCCAGTTTTGAAATAAACTGTCCGTCTTCTTTGCAGGCTGATGTGGTCGGAATCCAATTAAACTATACAGGTTCGCCTGTAGGTACGCTCGAAGTAATGGGAAGCGTTGACGGAATCAACTACACTCCCCTTTATTTGAGCATCAACGGAACAGCAGGATTGTCTATTGCAATCCCAACGTTTACAAGTCCTATCGTAGTGGACTTGTACGGTAGTTCCTTGCCTCATCTTAAACTTAAATACACACGCACCAGCGGTACTGGTGTAGCTGATGTATTCTTTACATACAAACGTCTAGGAGAATAACATGGGTACGATTGTACGATACGCTGCACAGAATGGACCTGGATCGTCTATTATCAACCGCATCGAAGTGACGGGATCGTACTCGCCTACGCCTTCCGATTACTATATCGGAGTGGATTCTTCCGTCCCAGGCGGTGCAATCACTATCACTCTTCCATTAGCTGCTGAAGCTGGCAATGGAAAAGTATTTGTTATTAAAGATGAAGGTGGCAATTGCAGTGTTAGAAATATCACTATAGCCCCTTCAGGTAGTGAACAGTTAGATGGCGCTGCCTTGGGGTACACCCTCGTAGTCAACTACGAAGCTATCACTGTGGTTAGTGATGGCGTGGGTGCTTGGTATATTATTTAAGGAATAGCCTAAATGGCATTTATTAGAAATACAGATAAGTTGGTTGAAGGCTCTAGCCAACTTTTCTTTACATCACAAAGAGCCAAAGGAGCTGTTCAGTCTGATCTTAACTCTCTGAGCTTAAGCATCAGCAGTGAACAGTCTTCCCGTCAGTCTGCTGACAGTGCAATGCAATTGCGCTTAGACGTTATTGAAGGATCCGGAGTCGGATCTATCAGTAAGGCCAAGCAAGATGCAATGGACTACGCAGATCAACGGATTGCAGCGTTAGTAAACTCTGCTCCTGCAGTATTAGACACCTTGAAAGAGCTGTCTGATGCTTTAGGTGGAGATGCTAACTTTGCTGCTACCATTGCAAACCAAATCGGAGCAATGGACGACAAAGTTGATCAGGAAATTGCTGATCGACAGTCTGCTGTAAGTGCGCTTGATGCTCGCATCGACGTACTTGAAGCTGACCCTGTCACTAAATCTTATGTAGATTCATCCGTAAGCGGTGAAGCTAGTGCTAGAATTTCTGCTGTAACTGCAGAAGAGCTTGCACGTCAAAGCGCCGACTCTGCTTTAAGTAGCAGAATCAGCGATTTAGAAGCTGATCCTGTCACAAAGACATACGTTGATGGAGTACAGTCTTCTTTAGATTCCAGATTGGACATCTTAGAGCAAGACGAGACTACTAAAGCTTATGTAGACGGAGAAATCTCAGCTCTTGACGTTAGAATCGACGCTTTGGAATTGGACCCAGTGTCCAAGACCTACGTAGATGGCGAAGTGAGCGATTTACAAGGCCAAATCAGCCAAGAAATCCTTGACAGACAATCTGCAGTTAGCGGTGAGGAATCACGCGCTATGGCCGCAGAAGGCTTGCTCGATGGACGCTTAGACGTTCTGGAACAAGATCCTACGACTAAAGCATACGTTGATGCGGAAGTTTTAGATCTCCAAGGACAAATAACTCAGGAAATTTCTGACAGACAAAGCGCAGTTAGTGCTGAAGAAGTACGCGCTATGGCTGCAGAAGGTCTTCTTGATGGCCGACTTGACATCCTTGAGCAAGACCCTACTACAAAATCCTATGTGGATGGAGAAGTAAGTGATCTTCAAGGACAAATTACACAAGAAATCTCTGATCGTCAATCTGCAATTCAAAGTGTAGAAGGAATGATCGAAGCAGAAGAGTCACGTGCGATGGCAGCTGAAGGGCTGTTAGACGGACGCCTCGATGTGCTCGAACAAGATCCTACTACCAAGGCATATGTAGATGGTATCCAATCCGCTCTTGACGGGCGTTTGGATGTTCTTGAGTTAGATCCTGTCTCTAAAACTTATGTTGATGGTGAAGTATCTGATCTACAAGGACAAGTAAACACTGAAAAAGGTCGAATCGACGCAATCCTATCTGCTTCTGAAGCCGATAAGGATTCTTTCGCCGAAATCGTCAGTTTAATTAACAGTGTTGACACCTCTAATGACAGTGCATTTGCTGGCTATGTTACAAGTAACAATGCTGCATTAGCACAAGAAGTATCTGATCGCCAAGCTGGTGACAGTGCTCTTGACTTACGATTAGACGTATTAGAAGTCGATCCAGTCACTAAAGCGTACGTAAACAGCGCAGATAATGCGTTGGATGGACGTTTGGATGTATTGGAAGCCGATCCTACTACTAAATCGTATGTAGATGGCAAAGTGTCCTTGCTACAGTCTGCAGATTCTACACTTCAAAGCAATATTGATGGTCTTTTTGCAAGCAAAACGACTACCAATTTAGCTGAAGGAACAAATCTGTATTACACTCAAGCTAGATTTAATACTGCTTTCTCTGGAAAGTCAAGTACAGATCTTGCTGAAGGTTCAAAACTGTTCTTCACAGATGCTCGTGCAAAGACAGCTGCAGTAGTTAACTCAAGTGCTGGATCTCAAACAGATCAAGCAATGAGCGTAAGCGCTGCAAAGTCTTACATTGATGCTGCTGATAATGCTCGATTAAAGCTAGATGGTACCTCTTCTATGACTGGTCCCGTTGCGTTCTCGTCTTCAATGGCGTTTACTGCAGGCGGTCAGACTATGATCAATGGTAACCCAGCTTTGGGTATCATATTTGGTCGAAGTCAAAGAGTCCCTTATCAGGGTACTTCTTCTGGCATGACAATAGCAATACAGAACCATATCGTAGGCGTAACTTCGGTAACTGGTGGAAAAACCATCTCGTTACCATCCGCTGTAACTATGGCTTCTGGACGCATGTTCATCGTCAAAGATGAATCCGGTCAAGCAAGCTCTTCTAACCCAATAGCGATTGTTCCACCAGCTGGACAATTTATTGATGGAGAAGCCTCTTACTTAATCGTAGTTCCTTATGAATCAGTAATGATTTATTCTAACGGAACAAATTGGTTCATCATCTAATACCTGGGAAGCTCCCTGTGGCCGCGCACCACGGGGAGCAATCCCTTATAATTAAAGAATTTTATGTCATTTATCAAACCCCAAGACCAAATAAATAACGGTATTATCAACAGAGCACCTACACAAAACTCTGTATACGATGCTCTTACCGGAACTCTAAGCGGATTTCCCACACAAAACTATAACCTTACTCCGCAATTATACGATGCTGGCACAAAAGCTGCCAACTTTACTTTAGACTTTGCAAACGGACCTGTCCAACAAGTTACTATTAATGCAGCAGGCCCTCTTGTCCTCACCCTCTCTAATCCTGTCACCGGTGGAGCATATTTGCTCAAAATTGTACAGGGCGCTACTCCTGGAACTATTACGTTCCCAGTAAGCGTAAAATGGGGTGCAGCGGGGGCTCCTACCCTTTCTAATACTACTGGTAAGATAGATATTATAAATCTATTTTATGATGGTACAAGCTATTACGGTACTTACGCCCTAGGATACTAATATGAATCTTCTAAGGCTTATAGCTGCTAGAAAGATTGAAGCTGGCCTAAAGCTAGATTACCTTGTCGTCGCCGGAGGCGGCGGTGGAGGTGACTTTGGTGGAGGGGGAGCTGGTGGATTTAGGACTGATGTAGATTATACAGTCAGTCTAAACATACCTTATACTGTAACCGTTGGAGCAGGCGGTACAGGTGGAGCTGCCTCAAACAAAGGCACTAACGGTGGAAATTCTGTATTTGACCTAATCACTTCCGCAGGTGGCGGGGGTGGTGGAGCTTTTAGCACTGCTAACAAAGACGGTAGATCAGGTGGAAGTGGCGGCGGTGCCGGAACAGAAGATGGCGGTTCTTACGCTTCAGGTACACCAGGCAGTGGTACTCCTTCCCAAGGTAATAACGGAGGTTTAGCTGTTAACGGAGCTACAGCAGCAGGTGGCGGTGGCGGTGCTGGTGCAGTTGGAGGCAATGGAGCAGGTAATAGCGGAGGAAATGGCGGTATTGGTAGTCAAAGCTCTATCACAGGTTCTGCTGTTTATTATGCAGGCGGTGGAGGAGGCGGGGGAGCCAGCGCAGGTGGAACAGGTGGCACAGGTGGAGGCGGTAACGGACGAAATGCTTCAGGAGCTAGCAATACAGCAGGCACTGCTAACACCGGAGGCGGTGGAGGCGGTGGCTATAACTCTATGGGATCTAATGGTGGCTCGGGCGTAATTATACTAAAAATTCCCGATACACGTACAGCTACTTTCTCAGCAGGTGTGACAAGCTCAGTGAGCACATCTGTACCTGGCTATAAGATATACACTATTACAGCCACTTCAACTTCTTCTGAGACGGTAACATTTTCCTAATGCAAAAGTTTACAGCATTCTTAGCTTCTATAGCAATGGTGTTTATGCCCATTAAGGCTACACTAATCACCGTAATGGTGCTTACTGTGGTGGATTTGATTTCAGGCATAATGGCGGCTAGAAAGGAGAAGAAGAGGATCACCTCTTCGGGACTTAAGCGCACAATCATTAAAACGACTGTGTATGAGGCCGTCATTATGCTAGGGTTCCTTACCGAGCAATATATGACAGGAGATGCGGTTCCTATTGTCAAAGTTTTAGCCGGTTTTATAGGACTTACCGAGCTTAAAAGTGTAATGGAGAATATTGAGCGTATCTCTGGCATGTCCATAATTCACTTGCTCATAGACAAGCTCAATCAATCAGATAAAAAATGATTCCTTCCGAAAGGGCTATAGACCTAATTAAAAGGTTTGAATCTTGCCGTTTAAAAGCTTACCAGGACTCTGCTGGGGTATGGACCATAGGATGGGGTACCACAGGCAAAGGCATTCAATTTGGGCTCACTATAACGCAAAGGACAGCCGATTACCTATTAATGGCCCACGTCCTAGATATAGGCTTAGAGCTTACCAATCTATTTGAAAACAAGCTAAAGCAGTATGAATTTGATGCCCTTGTATGTTTTATATACAATATAGGCATAGGAGCCTTTAAAAAGAGCACTATGTATAAGCTTTTAAGGGAAGGTAAGAAGAATGCTGCTTCCCATGAGTTTGATAAGTGGGTGTATGCCGGAGGTCAAAAGCTAAATGGCCTAGTCAAGCGCCGAGCCGCTGAAAAGGCCATGTTCTGTAATGATGTTTAAGTATTTCCTGTTTAGAACGGTACTGTGGCTAGTTGAGCCATTTTATAAGAGGTTCCTTCGTAGATTAGGACATCGTCTTGCCAAACCTGAAAAACCCCAGGCCAAATAAATATAATTTCAGTCATTTGTCACTCCACACCTAGCAGTATACCTCAACTCTTCTAACTTTTCAAATCTTTTTAAACAAGGAGCGTCGTTATAAATCTCCTTGCATCTAATCTTAGCTTTTTCTAAGACCTTTTGATCGTTTTCGGTCCACCTTTTTGTCCTGTTTGTTATCCTCGTCTTTGGGCAATGGTTTTGGGTTGGTGTTCCTACACACTGTACAATAAAACCTACGGTCAGGACGAATATCGCTACCTTGGTCCACATGTTCTGTCTCCTCCTTGCATTCTTTACAGTTAATCTTCACTTATCCTCCCTTTATCGAATTCCTTCTTAATACGCCGCATTAACAGGTCATATTGATCCTCTCTAAAGATAAACAGGTTTTCAAGTATAGACCTGATAAACCTTATATTCTTTATGTTATGCAAAGACGTGCTTTCGTACACAGCTCTTATTAAAGCTTCCTCATCCCCACGAGTGAGGTCTTGTTTGTTTTTAGCACCTATAATCCTCATGAAGGGCTCTTGGGACACCAGTGACTATGAGTAGTTCCTCCTGCAGCTTCGCTACC